ACCCATCCTTTGGGCGCAAAAGCATCCCCGGCTTTAATTCACTGGCTCTCATCTCTTCCCCTTGTGCTTGACCTTGCGGCTATATACCTTCTTGCCCTTGTGCCTTCCAGCACCGGAGCGAAGAAAGCCAGCGAGATGCACCACGGAAGGGCGCGACACTTTCTTTTTAGAGCTTTTCATTGTTCCAAACCTTGTCAGCATATTGCTTGTTGTAGCGAAGACCATTAATGTCTTCCAGCTTCATGTCTCCGCTTTCCAAATCTTCTTGAATCTGTCTTGTAAAAGCGCGAAGCATTTTGATAAATGGAATCCTGCTGAATCTCAGGTCGCTTGTACTGTACTGGGTACAATATTCTCCCGATTGTCCAGTGATATACTCGCGCTCAAGGTGCCTCGCGATACGAAGCGCAGCCTTGAGCCCCTTCTGGTCTTCAGTGTCCAGTACAATTACAGTCTTCATCTCTTTAACTCCGATGCTATATAGACGCGCGAGATTCGAGTTTATTCAAATAATTTTAAACTTTTTCGATTTTCGACCTTGAACCACCGGAAAGCAGCTTCAGCTCATTGTTGGGGATCCACCATATTACGCCACTGTGAATCACGCGGATTTGACTTTGCCTCCAACCGGCTTCGATGACGACGGCATAAGACCTTGTCCTCTTATCGGGAGAGGTGAAATAAAACTCTTTTATGGCGACCAAGTCGCCCTCCTCAAGAGTCATTCATTGCCTCCGCAATATCTTGAACGGTCACTGGCTTCGCCTTCTTCCTCTGGGCCTTCATCAGCTTTCTATATCGCGAGACTTTGTGAGCACTAATTGAAACATTCGTAATTCCAATATTCTTGTATCTCCTCAGCGCTTCCTTGGCCGCCTTGTACGAGTCTGGTCTTGTGAGTATTCGTTCAGTGGCCACGACAGCCGCCTCCCCCTTGTCCTGATTTCCGGCTCTCACATCAATCTTGCTTATATAATATTTCACTTTTTCACACTGTTAATTTTGTTATCAATTTGAATCTTTACTTCCGCAAAGAATTGTGGATTGTCTGCAAGGTATGAGATAATGAAGTACATCCCGCATGCCATGACAAAGTATTTTAATAGAGTCTCCAATTTCATGTCTTACTCCCTGCTATTAAACAAAGACATCACTTAGACGCGCCAAATTGTACAATATTCAATGTTTTTTTGAAAAAAGCACATAGTTATTTATAGAGAGGGTTAAATGTTTGTTTATACTGCTGTTTATGCTGTTGTTCAGCGCAGATGTCACAAGAGCGGATACTACGGCAAAAGATAGGTGCGCGGTCGTAGACTGCACATGTAGGGTGGTTGCCGAAAAAGACACTGGGTTCACTTTCCAAGTGAAAGCGAATAGCAGAAGGCAATTGATTTATTTTAATGAAGACAGCGATGAAATTCTGGATTCGCAAAAGTTTGGCCTGACTGCCTTCGTTGACAAGTTCAGGGGCAAGCCAGCCAATGTGACACTGATTGGATACACTGATGGCTGCGGTGGCAAGGCATACAACCGTGACTTAGCAGCACGTCGCGTACAACAGATAAAGAGAGCCGTAAAACAAGATATTCCACACGCCAACTTTAACATAGTTATCCACGGTGAACAGGTCAGCGGTCACTCTCAAGAGTCTAGACGGGTTGATATTATTTTTCATACAAAAGATTCCTTCATGACAAAAATAGAGAAAATACCAGCAGACCTTTATTTAATTGACGCTTCAGGCTCAATGTGGAGCGGCTGGAGAGATTGGACGAGTATCACTGAAGCCTCTCTAAAACCAAACAGCAAAGTATATGTTTCAATGATGCGAGGGTGCTATAATGGACAAAGTTTATCCACAATCACACCCGGAGGTGGCACTGAAATTTGGTACTCGTACTGGAAGGTTATAGACCATATGCAACCCGGTCAAACGCTCCTAATTATATCCGACTTCGACTCTAATGTCCCATTGTCACAACCCGGAGCGACGATAATTAGTCAAAAGGTGCGCGACAAGGGAATCACGGTCAAATATATAAAATAGTTTATTCAGCGTCTGGCTCTCCGCATCGAATCTCGGTCACCCCATCAACGATTTGCGCGTAAAACAGATCACCCTCCGCGATCTCACACGGAAAAAGCTCGACAGGTATATCTGCCTCATAGGTGTCGGGCCCATCGGTCGTAATTACTACATGGGCCATGTGGCCCTCGATTACATCAATTGAGCCAATACAAAACAAACTGACGATAATCGCCATGTAATTATACATTCTATTTCCTTTATTTTTTATCGAAAAAAGTTCGGACATGTCCGATTGGCACTTTCAATACCACCATTCGCCAGCCCATCCATTTAGCATCAAACTTTGAACGGAGTTCTTGACCCAACATTTCGTCTGGGTCGTTTACTTCCAAGACTGCCATGATGTGCTCTCCACCATCGTCAGAGCGGAAAGCAACGGTAAATCCACCGGTCCAGTTATCAGCGATGTGTTCCATCAAAGACTTTTTGGCCTCCAGTTTAGGCGCCTTCTTGTCATTCCAAAATATGCCCATTATGCGCTGACGCCTTCGATCTCCTGCTTGAGAGCGCTAGCAATTGCAAACGCCATTATATTTTGGTCGCGAATCTGCTTAACCTCTTCTAGCTTTTCCTGGTCTTTAAATATTGCAGACAAACTATTATCATCTTGTTGCTGCATCGCCTCTACGGTCCTTGTCGCCATGATTGAATATTGCATGTTTGAGCCAAATGTCAAAGCATCGTCAATAGCCCTCTCAAGTGGCGTCATGTCAGTTTGGATATTTTCAACATTATCAATAGTGAACATTTTTATCTCCTTGCGCGGCTTTCTGGTTGGTGACCGCTGTGGTTGGGGTTCTTCTCTGTTTTGTGGTTCAATAGTTTGACGTTTGGGACGCCGAAATATTCTAATCATTTTCATTATTTTTTTTAGGAAAGTCAATAACATTTGTTTCAATCTCCGCTATCGCTGGTAATTCTTTTTTCCTTTCACCAGAAGTTAGCTCGCTGACAAGCTCCTTGTAATAGCTCTTCTGTATGTTTAAGTTTATCATGCTCTGTCTCAGGCGCTTCTCCTCCTGGTAAAGTAATTCGACTTGAAGGTTGCAGAACTGTATAATTCGCTTCTTTAAGTCATCCTCCATTTATAATGTATCCACGCTATTACCAAACGTCAACTGCTCACCATCTTCAAATGTGATAATTGTTTTGTTTGATGGGTGGGGCTTGACGTGGACCTTCAAAAAATCTTCTAATGAATCGAATATTGCAATTCCTCCGCGCGGTGGAGGAAAAAGCCAGTGGATAATACAATGACCGGTGGCCAGTACAACACCCTCGATAACAATTCCCTCTCCAGACACTCCCGATTCATCATTCTGACGGCAGACCGTGAAGGACTTAATCCCCTGTGGGGCTCGACGCGGCGGTGGCTTAGGCTTTAAGTCGTCGTCGTCAACAATTAACGCTGCGGTGACCAAGTCTTGTTCTGACATAGCATATCCTTACTTTATATAAGTAGTTTAACATGTTTTACAAAGCAAGTCAAGTTTGTCAATTGTCACGCTTGGCGCCAAGCTCCCTATATAGCCAATAGCATGCAATTGTAACTACAGCGGCTAGGTCCATTAAAAGAATATATGCACCACATGATATTGTAGATAACATTTAGCTTCCCGTGTCTCCGGTGTCTGATCCGGTGTCTTCAAAATATCGGTAACCCACCTCTACCAGATCGTTGCCACCCGGTATAGTTGTAAAGTATACGATGTTATCCGACGCAGAGTAGTACCAGTCATAGTATAGCGAACCATTTACAAAAACCCTGATTGATTCCTCGATTGGCTCGTGAGTTAGTTCAATAAATTCATATGGTTCTAGTCGGCTAGCCGCATCTATAACGCCGGCGCTCCAGTCTTCGGAGCAAATATCAATAATCTGGCCGGCAAAATGATTTGTAGCTTCAATGTATCTATCTCCAGTGTGTGCAGATGAAGTATTACACAACGACTCAGAAAGATCTAAGTTAACAATGCTTGATAGGAAGACTGAACCACTACGCAATCCCTGATACCAAGACACAAACCCGTCCACTGTTGGAAAATGATCATCGCTCTGCTCTTCTTCGTCAGATACAAATACCACCAGCAGAGCCGCATCATAACGAAGCCATGTCTGTGCATATGCATTGTTTACAAGATATTCATATGATGCATCAAAGCCCTCCTCTCTATGTCCCCGGCCCATACTCTGATACATTGCTTCTGCATCAGCTATGTCATCACCAGGAACCAACGGGAATTGCGACTCAATAGAGGCACTGCCGGGATCGTTAGACATCATTGCAAGTCTCCAGCCGCTTTCGGGCAAAGCTATAAGCATTGCCTCAATTCCTGATAGGAGTTCTTCGTCAAACCTATTCATTGAGCCGGAAGTGTCAATAACCCAAAGAATATCAACGCCATCAACTGATTGAGGCTGAACAAAAGAGTCTACCCATATCAAACCGGGATCCCCAGGCACTTCTACCTCGATGTATGTGGGAACTTCAATTTCTTCGTAAACAGTTTCAACAATTGTTTCTGTAACTGTTTCGATGCCGGATCCGACGATATAATAATCTAAATTGGTGCAACCAGTCAGGAAAAGCATGGAAAATATTATTCCAATAATTCTTTTTGCAGCTCCACCAAGCATAATTATTTACCCTCCAGCATCTCCTCTAGCTCGCCAACATTGATGCCCCAAATCGGCGAAACATACACGATGTTTTCCTGTATCTGTGGGTGATATAGACCGCGCTCTATGTCCACCGCCACTAAGACCCCAACATATCTACCCTTTTCGTCAAAGACGCCAGAGCCAGAGGATCCCATCCATGCATAAGATTGCATGATAATATAACCACTTGAATCGCTAATCCCTGCTAATGTACCACCTAGCGTCAGTGGTTCACCATGCTGATGATGGCCTGGGAATCCTGTATAGAGCACCTTGAGGCCTTCGCCGGCATGGGCGGGCTTAATTGGGCTAAGTGCCGCAGCTTCGACGGTACGCATCTTTGGTATCAATAGTACACAGATGTCACGATCTCGGTCACCATATACAATTGTGCCGGCTACCATCTCGCCATCCTGGCTCTGTACCAGTGCGCCCTGAATCCTGGGGTCGTCATACACATGATACGCTGTTATAACAATGTGATAACCTTTGTGTGCAAAGTATGTGCCAGATCCCCTGACAACCCTTTGACCAGAAATCGTACCCCAGACAACAACAGCAGACTCTTTTGACATCTTAAGAGTCTTTCTATATTTTCTGGATACTGCGGCTGTCTCTCCAGCCGCAGGCGCAGCATCAACGGTAGAGCCGGCTGAGTCATTAATGCCGTTGCTGTGCACACTCGGTGTACTCGGAATTGGAGTACACGTCAAGGTAAAGATCGAACATATGGCGATAAGCCATAGCGACATAAACGATTTAAAGCCAAGCCTTTGCTTCACATCGCGCCCTCCATAAGTAACTATAGAGGAAAATGTGAAATAGCTATTTTTTTATCAGACTGATAGAAGAATTAAGTCTTTGAAAAAGATAAAACTTCTCTGTCGTAATCGTCTTCAAGGCGCACAACGTCATCTAATTCTGGCGTACTCACCTCAAATAATCTAACATTCTGATTGCAGTAGGCACAAAACCTGTGAACTGTTCCTGGTGTAATATGATATGCATCGCCGGCTCGCATAATTGCAATTTGTTTGTCGTCTCCTTCACCGATCTCAAGCTGTAGTCGGCCTTCCATAACAAATATTGTTTCATCCTTAACTTTATGATATTGTTTGGATAATCTATGTCCCTCCTTGATGAAAAGGATCTTTCCAACATATCTTTCATTGTGGGCAAAGATGGTTTCGCCACCCCACGGTTTGTTAACATGAATTGTCTCAAATTTTGGCATTATAATCTCCTAATTTTTAATAAATACTATTTCTTTCGCACTGTCCGCATCTTGGGCCGGCCTAAAGTTTGACTTGAAAAGTTTGTATGGAACATCAGTATACATTGTAAGCAATTTTGGATGATAATTATACGACAAAATCCAATTATTTTTCTGCGTCAAGATGCTACACAGCTCCTCATGATCTATTTTGGGTCGCTCGGGAATGTTTGTGCCCGTTTGAAGGCCGCCGTAAAAAGACTCAAACTTCGGAGGGCAACAGAGTAGAAATGCATCAGCGTGCTGGCTAATTGTCTCTTTGTAGCTACCAGAATACCCAACAGCGAAGTTATCTACCTCAAACAGCAGCAACTTCTTCATTCCAAATGGCGTAAACTTAGGATGGTTTCGCACCAACCTCCCAGAAGAAACTTCACCACCTTCGGAGCACCTATTCAAAACATAAAATTGGGCGGCGCGCATGAACGCATCTCGCGGAGTTGAAAGGTTTTCCTGAATGTAGTGAAACAACTTTTGATCTTTCATGGGGTAATAATGCTTTATCATCGAAACAAGAATAAGCGGATTTTCTATTAAACAATTCCAAAATTCACACAACAGATAATAATCCGAATATGCATCAACCTGTATACCCTTGCTGGCTATTGCAAGCTCGACGGAGCCGCCGCCAAAAAATGGCGAACAAACTTTTTTAACCCCGCGAGGAAGCAGTCCCGCAATTGTTGAGGCGCCTTTTGTCTTGTCACTCGGGAACCGGAGAGGCGAACTTAAAGTTGGCACGACCCACCATCGCAACTTTCAGTGATCTCTTCAGAAATACCAGCGAAGTATTTAGAAAGATCGTCAAAACCGCCAACAAAAGTTTCAGTACCGTCAAGCCTCATCTCAACGATCATTGGAACAGTGTCCCATTCGTATTTATTCTTAAGAAATGCCCTGTGCTGCGGGCAGTTATCTAGCAAAGTTAATGAATATTGAAAACCATTTTTCTCAAGTAGTTTTATAGCCTCGATGCAATATGGGCATGTGCCAAGTGCATAGACAAGATAATAACTAACCATATTTTACCCCTTTATCAATCTAATATCTTTTGTTTGTAAAATATCCTCTACAACAGAAGGACAGCCAACAACAACAATATCTAAACCAGCGCTGCCACGGTTCATTTGAACTCTGGTAAATCTTTGGCGCGCATCAATTCCATCGGGCAATTGACCTTCATGCAACAATTCCAAGGTTGCAGGGTCTTCCCGCAAGCAAACAACATGCTCGGGATTTATAAATACCTCTCTCAATGTATAGCGCCCAACCCTCTGACTGTTGCGAACAACATCGGCTTTTCTACTAACTTCAATTAATTTAACTACTGCCATGTGTGCTCCTAAATATTTGAAATAATTGATATATCGTTTTCTTTGACAAACCACTTTTCACCGTTGTACAGTATTTCATGGTAACTGTTGCCAGCGCTATGCAGAGGAGGTTCCAGAATCAAAACACTCTTGGGCTTTAAGATTTTCTCACACTTGGTGACATTGCCAGATTCATTTAATTTTACAATTAATACTTCTGAAGGTATGTATCCTATGTTACCCATGTTCAATTTGTTCGTCCTGTTTGCCATCATTGTCGAAACTTGTTGCCATATCTTGCAGCGTTTGAAGATCTCCCAAGAGTTTATTCATCGCCACATCATGATGGGCCGGCGCAGGAATAGTTTTTGCAACATCCTGTGTCGTGCTGTCCTGTTCTGGCTGAACTTCGCCAACTAACGCCATGTGGTAGTCTCTGATGATGTTGATGCAATCTTCAAGTTGAAAATCTATTCTAGCCAATTGCCGGCGGAATTCGGATATTTCATCAATAGCCGTCTTTGTATTGTTGTCCCGGATTGAGCTTTCAACGGTTGTTAACAACTCCAGAGCATCAAGTTGTTCATGTTTGCTGCATGCATCGCGAACAAACCCAACCATGCGCTCTGGCAATTCGTCAAATTCGACGCTGAATTGTAAACTGACTCTCATAGATACCTCTTTTATTTAGAATTTTAATTGTGGGAATATAACCTGCCAGATTCCCAGCGTGGTCAGGCCGACTATAGAAGTGAACATGATCCACATTATTTTTGTTGATGTGTTTTTCCAAGTTTCGAGCGATCGGAGACGAGCGTAAATTCCTTCATCCGGGTCGTATACGGCGTCTTTAATTTTTGATATGTCTGCTCGGATATGGTCAATATCCTCTTTAACATGCTCAAGGAGGATAATAGCCCTAGTTAAGTCTTGATTTTGTTGATCATCCATGACAGTAATAAATAGACCTAAATCTCAACAATTGCATAATTTGTTGTAATAAGAGTTCCGGCCACGGAGGCGGCGTTGGCAATTGCTGAGCATGTCACCTTCACAGGGTCAATAATCCCAGACTCTATCATATCAACAATCTTACCATTACGAAAATCATAGCCATGGTCGCCGCCGCGCTTTGAAACCATCCGAACGATAATGTCAGGAGACTCGCCAGAGTTCAGCGCCATTTGCCTGATGGGCTCTTGTACCGCTTTCTTTACAATCTCAATTCCTAGTCGCTGATCTTCGTTATCGTACTGAACCTTGAGGTTCTTAATGGCACGCAGCAGCGCTGTGCCGCCACCTGGAACTATTCCCTCAAGCTGAGCCGAACGGACAGCTTCCAGAGCATCCTCGATACGATGCTTTTTCTCTGTCATTTCAATCTCGGTAGCGGCTCCCACCTTGATGACTGCGACACCACTAGCCAACCTCGTAATACGCTCCTGTATTCGACTGCAATCGTGCAATGATTCTGTGCGGGCTAGCTCGGCTTTAAGCGATTCAATTCGCTCCTCAACCAACTCATAGTTAGAGTTCCCACCAACGATTGTAGTAAAGTTTCTTGTGCACTCTATGGACATCGCTGTGCCAAGCATATCGAGGGTGGTTTCATGTAATTTTGTGCCCGATTCGCGTGAAATAAATGTGGCGTTAACAGAGATGGCTAAATCGCTTAGAATGCCTCGGCGCTCCTCTCCATATCTTGGTGCCTTAATCGCTGCGACTTTGAGAGATCCTCGCATTGCATTCATTATCATAGCTGCTAGCGCTTGGCCCTCCACATCTTCAGCTACCAACACAAAGGGTCGACCTTCTCTCGCGACAATTTCGAGGATTGGAAGTATCTGCTCGACTGTCGTCACCTTGTGATCGGTCACCAAAATAAGCGGCTCATCGTAGTGCATGATACCTCTTCTCTCATCGGTGATAAAAGCAGTTGCACAAAAACCGGAATCAAAACTAAAGCCCTCGGTGATATCCAGCGAGGTGCTCATAGACCTTGCTTCTTCGATAGTGATAGCGCCATCTTTTCCAACGCGATCAACAGCCGTGGCAATTAGTTTTCCAATAGCCGTGTCATTGTTGGCCGAGATTGTAGCGACATGTGCGATGTCTTCTTCGCTCTTGACGGGAGTTGACATATCTTTAAGCCGATTCACAATTGCTTTTGAGCACTTGTCAATGCCGCGCTTGAGTTCAACTGGCGAAGTTCCTGTGGCTAAGTAGGTTTGCGCCTGGGATAGTATTGCCCGGGCCAATACCGTCGATGTCGTTGTGCCATCGCCGGCATCTGAATTAGTCTGTACCGCAGCCTGCTTGATTATTTGTGCACCGGAATTCATGAACGGGTCATCTAAATGAACAAATTGTGCGACGGTCACACCATCTTTTGTAATAATTGGGGGCTCACCCTTCTGTTGTAATATAACATTTCTACCCTTTGGGCCCAAGGTCGTAGCTACGTTATCTGCTAAAACATTGACACCATCGAGAATCTTCTGGTTTAATGACGCATTTGAATCAAATGCCATTTTAAAGTCTGACAATATACACCTCTTTGTATTAATATAATCTGTTTTTATTATTTTGTCAAGTTGTTTTTTATTTAATTAAAGCCCGGTATCATCTTTTGTAGGCGAGAGTTTCTGTATGGCAGTGGTGGACGACTCTTGCACTTTTTGAGCAGCCTTGATTGCTGTAGTACCATGATCGAACCTGGAACTTTCTTCAGTGGGACTAGATAGGAAATAGCTGTTGATGCTTTTCGTAAACTTGTTTAAGAAAAAATAAACAGGCGCAATTGTCTCGATGAGTTGTTCCGCGTACAGCGTCCAGAGATTTTTTAAACCCTCTTCGCCCAAGCTAAGTGTTCCAACGTCCTTGTATGATGCAATTTTTTCAACTTGGGTGGGCGAAATTGAAAATTGCTTTTGTCCTCTATACGCAGGTGTTCGTTCTAAGGCTGCAAAAAGTTGAGACTTTTGGCTTTCTGGATCTTTTCTATACTGCTCAAATGAGTCTCGCAAATCATTAAACTGACCGACAGGGCCGAACAAGGCTCTGGCTTTGTCGCTTTTTGCATAACTCTCCGTTGAGTATGCCACCTCAAATGGGCCAAGTTGCGATAGCATTTCGTCTGGCAGCTCCATAAGTCCGTCGATAAGAGCCCTGTTGGCCTCTCCTGTTTCTTTATCTGTTATTGCTTGAAATTTGGTCCGACCGCCAATATCAGGGTAGTCGCGACGGGACAATCTTTTCGATGTTTTAATTAAAAATATTTGTTCATCATATTTTTTATGTCGATTTCTTAATTTTTGAACAGTATCGACGACCATGGTCTTCTTTACAAAAGCTGCGAAGGGTTCATAAAAAGCCTCCAAAAATGTTGGTAGGGTAATTTCAAATTCCGAAAAATGTAAATCAGTATCTCTACGGCGCGCATCTAAGTAAACAACATGATCAATCCCACTTTTAAAATGCTCAACCATATTTTTAAATGATCCTTTAACTGCTGTTGATTTGCCGAGTAATTTGAGCGAATAATGCTTGCCGGCCAACACAACATCAGTAATTGGCTTACCAGCAGCTTCGACCTCCTGTCCGGTGGCCGCTTTAATGTCTGCTGGTGTTTCAATTTGAACCGACTGACCACCAAACAAGCCAGCAAGAAAGCCTTCAAAAATAAAGCCGCCGGCCGATTCAGTAAATTCACCTAAAATAGCATTTAAAGTTTCAATGACCATCATCGTGGTTAATATTTGCGATATACTGGTGATCTGTTCTTGTTTGCCGGTCATGACATCGTTAATTAATGTCAGCTTATCCTGCACGGTGTTACCTTCTCCACCAAGCTGCGCCGTCCACTTTTCAATCACAGTGCGGTCACGATTATTCTTTCCAAGTCGACCCCATGCCTCAGTGATTTTAATTGTTGGCAAAAGTTCTTGAACATTCCTATCCTTTACGGCTTTCTCAAATGCTTTTGCCAATTCGTCTTCTTCTTCAGCTTGCTCGTTAATTGGCTGACGAAGGTCGAAAAGATCTATCACTTTTTCTACTTCTTCAAATAAAGTTTTTAACGTAACCTTCTGATCATCATTGAAAAACTTTTCAACTGCTTCATCAAGCTTTTTCATTTGCAATCCCTAAAATCTTTTTCATCGAGGAGCGTATAACTGAAATACTTGCCCCAATATTTTTCAGACCTACAAACTAGTTTCATGAAGTCCTTGAAATCACTACTGGTTTTGAAAACTTGGCAGCCGGCTGACCAGCGATGAACGATTTTGGAGTCCGAACCTGCCTTATGGATGTTGATCCCAAAATGGCCTTCGACAACTGAATCTGGATCCATGTCAAGAATTTCATCTTTATTTGAATCGCGATATATTTTAATTGGATTTTTGCCTCGTTGTACAAGTGCTTCATATGTGTAGTGAGTCCCTCTTTTATAGGCCGACCTGTATTGTCCCGGGACAACAATTGCAGTGCCGGTCACTTTCATTGGATTCTTCAAATAATATGTGCCAGGATCGGTTGTTATTTTGTAAAGCCTGACCTCCCAGTCTTTAAGTGTGTTCTTGTAAATCACATAAAGACTGTCATCAAATTTGTTGGCCCGGGCCTCATCGCTCCTGACGCCGATGATATTAACATCATATGGTTTACGCCCCTCAAAAAAGACATATCCCTTCTTCTCCACGATGCAGCGAAATTGCTCAACAAGCAAACGTGCTGCGGCTCCAGTTATCTTTGCCATCTTGCAGGTACTCCTATACTTATATAATTATGTCAGCAATACCCAATTCGACCGCTTCTTGTGCTGTAAGATAAATATTTACCTTTCTTTCTAACATCTTTTTCAATTGTCTTGTGGTCATGTTGGTTTCTCCAACCAAGGCCTTAATATATTGCTCTTGTGTGTTCCTGACCTCTTCCATCTCGTTCTCCAGATTGTGAAACGAGCCGGCATTGCCAGCAATTACACTATGAATCATGACCCTACAGTGTTTGCCTATCTCTCTCTTGCCCTTTGTGCCGGCAGCTAAAAGTAACACACCCGCTGACATTACTTTGCCTAATCCGCGCGTGATTATGTCACAGTCCCTTTGCACGCCCCTCATAACATCATATAATGCAAACATTTCATCAGCAGACCCACCGCAAGTAGAGATGATAAACTCAATTGGCCTTACAATTTGTGTAATGCCCGCTTCCAGATCGTCGGGATCCTTGGGTACAATAATCTTTGCCGACTTCTGCAGAACTATTAACGAATATAATATTTCCGCACACTTCTCTTCATCCACATCACCGACGATGCCAATTGTTCGCATTTCATCTTCAATTCCCTCAGACGCCAGCGCTGCGACTGCTTTATTCTCGACCTTTGATTCATCGTTCAGTTTCATATGCATCTCCAATGCTTTAGATTATAACACTTATTTTGTATGAATTTTAGTTAAATGCGCCATGGCTGAATCCCAGTCATGAAACTTAAGCTGGTTCTTAAAATGCTTTGGATACATTGCGACATACTTCATTATCGCTGATCGCTTCCAATTGTCGATACTTTGATCAAATAGCAGCTTTGCTGATTCACATTGTTTTTCGCTAAGACCGCCCTCCATCATTGTTTTATGCTTAAGCTGCTTGATGAATGCAACATCTTCTGCAACAATTTTTAACAAATCTAGCGCGTCCTGGCCGGCTTGCTTGACCAGCAGCCCTGCGGATCCCAAGTTAAGGAGCACAGTTAACATTCGACATGTCGCATAACCAAAAATAAAACACAACGTGCCAAGTAAATATATATTCATTATCACCTCGTTAAATGAAATGCCACCGCTCACGCGGTGGCATGTATATGAAAAAAGAGAAACTTCAACTACTATCCAAGCTTGGAAAGCTTGGTTGCGAGTCGCTCGGCTAGCTGATCAATCTTTGCAGCCTTTGCGCGACTGCGCTGCTCGGTTCTGAGCCTTTTTTGCACCCGGGCCATGACTTGTTCGACCAACTCATCGTCGTCAATCAACTCAATACCTTCCATCATTTCCATGTCTTCTTCGTCCTCTACGGGGGGCTCTTCTCCCATCATGGGGTCTTCCTCTGCGGGGGCCTCCATGTCCTCTTCGCCTTCTCGCGATGCGTCACCCTCGACACCATATGGCCTGAGAGCGTCGAGCATAGCATCTGCGGCTGCTTCAGCAGCGATCTCAAGTGCTTCTACGGCCTCGGGATCCAATTGCTCACTGCCGGCGCCCTCTTCATCGGGCATCTCGTCGTCCATCATGTCTTCGCCTTCGGGGGCGCCCATGTCCATGCCTGGATCTTCGGCCATATCCATCTCATCATCGCGTGCACCGGGATACGCCTCGGATAGTGTTTTAAGCTGTTCAACGGGCTCAATGTTAGCTAACGACATCCAACGTCGGACCTGCGCTTCGCTTAAAAGTGTCTTCTTACTCATGTGTAAAATCTCCTAAAAGAATAACTGTTATTAAATAGTTGTGAAATTGCTAAATAACCTTATTTACTTATATAAAAAATCAACAAGGTTGACGCCGCGCTTCCTTAATTTAATTAGTGCGGCATCTTGAATTTGTTTCACTCTTGCATAGCTTATATTTTCTCGTTCAGCTATTTCTCTTAAATTCATTGGCCCGTTCTTTTTAACCGCTATCAAGGCACAGCAATTATCCTCTGGAAAATCTATCCAGTAGCGGCATTTTTTATTTTTGCAATTATTGCTTCTAACCCAACATTTTTTATTTTTCATAAATCAGGATGTTCCTTTGCAATTATGTCAAAAATGTCCTCTCTCTCATCATTGTTCAAATTCAATTTACTCTCCAAGTTTTTGCCTTTCATTATTAGCCTCTCAGATGTGCTAATATTTTTTATGCTTTGTTTTCTATTTTTTGATTTATATTCATTGATAAACTCAACTATTAAATCACACTTATCTAAATAACCAGTCACAACAGCGCGAAAAAATTCTGATTGAGATAGGGCATCATGTTGCAATCTTATTTTCAAATCGGCGTGCCGCTTATCCGTATCATAAAACATTATCTTTTTTCGCGAATTGCCATAACTCACCGATCATATCTCCACTGGATGTGCGTAGCACTCTCTTGGAGGCCGGCCGTTGACTGCAAAATAAACTTCGCTTTAGCGCGCAGCTCTTTCAAATTGCTGGCGCCAGTATATGACAAGCCGCTTCTAATGCCACGCTTTAAATTCTCCAGCACATCGGCTGCATCTCCCTTATAAGGAACGCTAGTTGATATGCCCTCTAGCGAAGAGGTCGATCCGCGCCAATCTTTCTGAGCCTCTGCTGATGCCATGCCTCGATATGTTTTGTATCTTTCGCCATCTTGGTAAAAGACTTCACCAGGAGCTTGTGTAGTCCCGGCCAACAATGATCCAACTATTACAAAATCGGCGCCGGCTGCAAGGGCTTTGACGATATCACCAGAAGTCCTGATTCCGCCATCTGCGATAATTTTTGCATCGCGATCAGACCTGGAACAATCAATCACTGACTGTAGCGTTGGCATGCCATGGCCAGTTTGTATCCTGGTGGAGCAGATTGAGCCGCCACCAATTCCAACTCTGATGGAGTCGGCGCCCCAGTCCGACAGATCATTGAAGCCTTCGAGTGTTGCAACATTCCCAGCCATGATGTGTGCTGTTGTGCCGATCGTGTTTCGTAAGACCTCCAAAGAGTGCCGCATCATAGTGTGGTGACCGTGTGCCACGTCAATACATAGAATTTTAACACCAGCTTCATGCAGTGCCATGGCCCTATCGATATAATCTCCAGTGACACCAATTGCAGCCGCAACATTTTTTGCACCATGCATTCGATGAGCATGCTTGATCATCTTAACTTGTTGCTCTATTGTATTGTAGCGGTGAACGATTCCAAGGCCACCTTTGTTATCCAAAGTTTTTGTCATCACCGCTCCTGTGACAGTATCCATTGGAGCAGAAATAATCGGCATTGAAAACTCGATGTCCGACAACGAGTTGCTGATATCGATCTCTTTTCGCGACTGGATATTTGAATACTGTGGTACCAACAGCACGTCATCGTAACAAATTGTATGTTTAATATTCATCTTCTATCCTTTGTAAATCTTGGTATGTAAAAATATAATGATTGCCGGTGATCAGTACAATCAAACAAGCGTCTGCCTGGGCCCTGTTCTCATAAATCTGCTTCCATGCAAGATCGCGATCTGGTGGTGCATTGTGCACCTCTGAGCGCAGCCGCCCGTCATCGTATTGAAAAATTGCTGTGTAAATCATTCGCTCTCCATATCTTTCACTAGCTTGATGGCCTTGTCCCAACAATCTGGACAATAGAGTCTCACGATCTTTTCATCTTCTCTTACGACCACATTCCATTCCATCACCATCTGCTTGTCTTGCTTGTCAAACGGTTTTAGGCATGCCATGCACTCATCTGGCATCTGGTTGAATAGAAAAATTTTCTCGGAAAGTTCTTTATTCTCATCTTTCTTGGCCGCCTTCTCGGCGGCGCGCCGTTGTTTCCTATTCACCCGTGCTCCCCAAAGCCCCTGCGCCTCGGTCGCTAATAGTGATCGGATACCAATTGTACAGATCCTCGGATGAAGACTCGATTGCCCTAAACGAAACAACTGGAATCATGATCACCTGTGCGATTTTAGTGCCGGCTGAAACAAATTGTTCTTCTGTTCCTATATTATGAAGGTTTATAAACACTTCTCCGTCATAGCCAGAATCGACCACGCACGCCCCAACAATTAAACTTCGTTTTGAGGCCATGCTTGATCGGTTCTTTACCTCCAGCATATAACCATGTGGTACGCCAAAACGAAGACCAGTTGGTAGAATTTTACTATCACCGGGTTTCAAATTGACGCCCACCTCGCTTGGGTTATCTGGACAATAGTACACATCAAGACCGGCATCGGATGGGTGCCCCCTAGTCGGGGGCTTCGCTGACGGCCTTACTCTGCAATATTCAAGAAGCATGCGTTGTAGGGCCCTTTGCTTTCCGTAGCAGGCTGTACATATCATAGAGATCGTCCAGGTCATCGCCGCTCTTCATCAGCCGATATGCCTTAACGGCAAGACTAATTTCATCGCGGGTCAGCCATCCATTCTCTTGATACGACTTCTTAAGGTCTCTGCGCTGATCCTTGTAAGGCTCCATCGCATCTTCCAGAGTTTTTAGGGACTTGATATATTCAACAAGCATAAGCTCTTTTTCATTTTGTTCGTTCATTTATGCCTCCTTTGACATGTTGTATAAATGAGTGGTGAAACTTCTGAACGTGTATTCCAAATTTGACGCCATAGACGGTAGAATTCTCATTAATTGAAACAATCAAACCGATATTATGTTTTGATGTTCGATTGAGAAAATCCACTCTAACTAAATCGCCAAGTTTGTAAACCATTTGATCTTTATATATTATAACCTTATATAATCAGTCTGTCAAGGGCTTTTTATTCAAAATTGAAATCAACTTTAACATCGAAAGAAAATTTAGGTACGCGCAACTGGCTAGCCAATTTGTGCTTCAGGCACTCGTCTGCGTCGAGGAACCAATCAGCGTGGCCTTTATCATGAACAATCTTTAAAAAATAATCTTCCCTCTTCCCACAATTTCTAGCCATCATCTTATAAACAATCTTATTGAGACGATCAGTCTCTTCGGCGCTGGCCTTGACTTCTTCAACCTTGCCGCGATCCATTGATGATACATCATGGATCATGACAGTAGCATTTGGATCCATGAATCGCATGCCCTTGGCGCCGAAAGAAAATAAAATTGCCCCACATGACATCGCCTTGCCTTCAATGATAGTTGCAATTGGAATCTCTGCATGTTCAATTTCTGATATCATCGCCATAAGAGAGTAGACTTGCCCGCCATAGGAATCAATTACAATTGGAATCACAGGCTGGCCGGTGTTATGTGCATCACTCATTTTTTCAGAGAATTCTTGTGCAGTTTTTTCATCAAACTTGTTAACGCGAATGATAACAGGCGCGCGCCGTAATTCACATTTGCTAATAAGCGGATCTTTCTTGTATGTAATTTTCATTGGTATTCCTCTTTTGGAAAGTTTAATACTGCGAATTCTCCGAAAAGTTCTATTGCCTTTTTATCATACACTTTTGCAGCCTCTTCAGCGGTTAGATGGTGGCCAAGGTGATATACTTTATTGTCTCTTTGGATCTTGGCTGTGTATGGATTCTTTTTACTGTCACCACAGTCATACACGCCCTTAAAGCCAGTTGAGTTTTGTGTCGTCTTGGTACGGTTCATCATATTCTGTGATCTTGTGCCGGCGCGTAAGTTTTCACGCCTGTTGTCCAAGCCATTTTGATTTATATGATCTACAACCATACCGCTTGGGGGGTTAATTAGCTCCCCATGCATTGTGACTGGGGCGCGGCGCTTGCTGCCGGTGCGAGGAAGATTTCTTTTAACATAATAGGTCTTGCTGCCTCTTACAATATGCCACGTGTAAGGCTCAATCTTATCAGCATCACACGCGTTATATAGCACTGTATGTGTGCCATGAGTTTCGCTCTTAATAATCAGTTCTTTTGTTTCCATCGTTAACCTAACAGTCTAAAGTTGTGTCGAATCGAGCGTGTTGAGAATCCCCATTGAGGATCGAAATCTAGTTTTGCAAGATAAGGACGATTAACATAAATTATATCTCGGCTCGGATTCACTCCCCAGCACTTGATTTTTGTCACAGAGCTGGTCGAGTCAATGACCTCAACAATCCAATACGTTTTCCCGTTCTTTGTCTTCTTTGGAATTATATCACGCGGAATGAACCATGTCAATTGAAGATCTGGATCATATTCAGATATTGGTGGAATATACTTGTCACTCAAATTGCGTAAAATCTTCTCGTCCACCACGCGATTCATTGGAAAAATTCCAGTTAAATCAACAAGATATTGAATCTTTTCTTCTTCGGTGAAGTCTGGCTCATCCTTTGTAAGGTCGATGTTTTCATGAAACTTTCCTGCTTTGCGAACACGATCGACAGCCACGCAGTACCAGAAATGTTTCATGTTTTCAAAACGATCATCCATTAAAGAGGTCAGAGCCTCTGATCGAACGAGCACGTCTAAGCATTTTTTATTCAGCTTGGAATAACTAATATCATCATGAAACAAAAATTCTTCAATTGTGTTGAAAGGCCTGTGGTTAATAATTTGTTCAATTGCTTTTTCGCCCAACCCTTTAATAGAACTCAGAGGCTGAACAAGCGTACTATCATTCGCTGCAATTTCCCACACCATACCAGAGCGGTTAATGTCGACCGTCTCAATTTCAAAGCCATGCTGCTTGGCAATATTGATTGCCTTCTCTTTTCTGCTCTCGGGCTCTTTGTCAAGAAATGCTGCCATCCATTCTACTGGATAGTAATTCATCAGCCATGCGCACTGAAACGACAAGATCGAATATGAGATAGCGTGTGATTTATTAAAACCATACCCAGAGAAATACTCAAAAGTGTCCCATAGTTTTTGGGCATCCACTCTCTGCATGCCTTTTTCGCCGCAGCCTTGCATAAACTTTTCATAAATCTTCGTCTTCGCCTCATTGCCTTTGCCTGTCCCTTTCTTAGTAAGTAGCTTACGGAGCAGGTTCCCCTCATCGAGGGTTAAATCTTTCCCCAGCTTGTGTGCTAGCAGGGCAATTTGTTCCTGAAAGATCAAAAATCCATACGTCTCTTCCGTAATCTCTCGCACTTCTTCGGATAGGTACCTAATATATTGCGGAGATTCCTTCGCTTCGACAAATTGTTTATCGACATCGGCACTCAATGGGCCCGGGCGATATATCGAAGTGATGGCCGAAATATCAATTAGACTGGTCGGCTTTGCCAGCTTGCAGAAGTCTTGGGCGCCAGTCTCAGTAAATTGAAATATTCCCGCCCACTTGCCTTTATGAAACACATTACTAAAAACTTTTTGGTCGTTAAGATCAATGGCATCTGGATGCAGATGCTGATTGTAGTAATCACTCACATGTGCAAATGTCGGATTCTCGACGCCGTGATGGCGACGAAGCACATGTTCGATGCACCCCTCGATCATTCTTAGCGTAGATAGCCCAAGAATATCGAACTTGATGAATCCCATGGGCTCAAGATGTCGAACGTTTTGACCCTCGCTCCATGGAGTTTGTCGTATGCCGCCGGAATTAATTAGCGGCATGTACTGATCTAGATTCTCTGCGACCACAACGCCACCCGCATGGCGGGAACACGATCGCACTTGTCCGTAAAGAGCTTCAACATGAGTTTTGACATGCGGATACTTTTTCAGGAATGCTTGAAGCGAAGTGCTGAATTCCATCACCTCTTCAAACGTTGGATTGTAAACGCCGGCCTTAATACCGTGCTTCTTCTTTGCTGGCGCCTTGGCTTCATGCAGCATGCGACCGGTCACTGGGTTAACTTCTGTGAATGGAATTCCATAAAATTTCGAAATGTCCTTAATTAAAGAACGAAGCTGCAACGTGTTCCAGTTTGAAATAGGGGCAACAGTGTCTTCGCCCCACTCTTCAATCAATTTCTCTTTCAGCAACATGGGATCAGCAACATCATAATCAATGTCGGGATAATCAGTTGCATCTGATCGAAGGAAGCGAGAGAACAGCAGGCCATATTTAATTGGATCAATCTGCGTAATTCCCAAAACATATGCAACTAGTGAACCAGCGGCTGAGCCGCGCCCAGGGCCAGTCAACATCATGCCCGATGCCCTATCCGAAATTGCTTTCATTGTAAGGAAATATTTACTGAATCCTCGATCATTAATGACGTGCAATTCGTGTTTCAGCCTATCGATGTATTCCTGATCGGCGTGTAGGTCAAAAGACTTAAGCCCGTCAATGCTTAGGCGGGTCAGCGCCTGCGTTGCTGTCAGGTCTGCAGGGACCACAAAATCAGGCAAACGCACAGTGTTATCAGGATAAAAAGTAGATATTCGTTCATGTGCAATCCTATAAGTTTCAGTAATTGAGCCCATCACCGTGTCGTCGTCGTACTCAACGCTGCATTGATCTGAGTAGTCTTTATATGCCTTCCACATCTGGTCACCATTTTTCGGATACAGTTCGTACCCAATGGCCTCAGTTCCCGCAGGAAGTTCTGTGCTTTCATAATCTGGACGACTCTTACCAAGCCAGCCAAGACGCTTATAAAGCTCTCGATCCCTCCAAGCATCCGGGTTAGGATAATGGCTATCGGCTGTAGAAATTAGCTTAATGCCAAACTCTTCGTGCATCTTAATGATGTATTGGTTTAGCTCATGCTGCTCTGGGATATTATTCCATTGCAACTCGCCGTACCAGCGATCACCGAAAATGGCTACCATTTCGCGCGTCGTTTCGCGCATGGCGCCTAAGACGGCCTCTGCGCCATTCTCCCGGTTCTCCCAGTAGTTTCCGGCGTATACCCCGCCCAAGCAGGCAGAGGCGGCTATGACGCCCTCAGAGTATTTTGCCAGCAAATCGTAATCCATGCGAGGATATCGATAATAATTCTCAGCCTTATAACTCTCAGAGATCAGTTTGAAAATATTATTCAACCCAGTCTGATTTTGAGCTAAAAGAACAAGATGACGGCGACGATTAAGAATACTTTTAATCGCCTTTTTGCTTGCGTCTTCATCTTCAATTGTTGCACCAGATTGATCCTCCTTGGCATGTGCTCGGCGTTTCTTTTTATCCTCCATCGCCTTTTCGTAGTCTTCGCGCCACTTCGCGATAGAATCAATAAAATAAGCCTCGCAACCATATATAGGCTTGAACTCTTTTCCTAGGTTTTGCATGTTCTTCGCATGCAAAACCTGATAAGCCAAGCCGTTCATATTTCCATGATCGGTCAATGCTAATGCATCGCTGCCATTTTCATACGCAAAGTCCATATGTTCTTGCGGATAGCCAATTGCATCAAAGATAGAGCCTGCCACGCTATGCGCGTGGAGACCCACGAATGGAATTTTACTCTTCTGTTGCTGCAACGAACTCTCCAGCGATATCGAGTTGAAAGATTTGCGCATCTTCAACCTGACCCATGGAAACTGAGCAGTGGTTGTCGCGCAAGTGGTTTGCTACGTGTTCATCATCGCGGCGCACCCAATCTTCGATGGCCGCCTTCACTTCTTCTGCCGTCAATTGCAGAGAAAGTTTATTAAAAGTTCTCATGATCATTAACTCCTTTCGATCACTTCGTCTAGACGAGCAACAATTTCCGTCCTCATCTTCAGCCAGTCCCACTTGGGAGGAGGAGCTGATTCCATAAGCCATTTACGCATCTCTCCGACGCGCTTAAGCGTGTTCTTTCGCCTCTCTGTCTGCCAAGTAAGCTTGTTTTCGACCTTGGCCAAATCCTTTTCAACATCGGCCTTGGTTCTTTTGTTAGCTGTCGTACTCATATGTATATTCTCCTATTGAATTTAATTTTCTTGCTTTAAGCAAGTTTGTTGGTTTAATAACTAGTTCTCGCTCTTTCGAGCCCATATAATTACAATATCGATCCCAACAATCAATATTGAAATACCACGGTAACCTTATTACCTCCACATTATCTAATATAACACAATTAAAGATTTTGTCAAGCGTAAAATGTCTTGCAGAGTATCTTTCTTCGATCGGCAGTGATTTTGTTGGATATCGTCCATCACGACGGTCACTGCTGGGGTCCCAAAAGCCGGTGCCCTCTCGCACAACTCTCCTGAATTTAACAAAATCATTTTTATCAAATGTGAATCCTAAATACTCTCCATCTCGAATTGTTTTATTGTTGTATGATAAGTAAAAAGGCTCGTTGCTAGATATTTTCTTTCGATGTTGTCGCAAAATTTTTGGATCATAGACGCCATACGGAAAAGCGACATAGTATCGTGAAGGGATCAGCCATTTACTCATTTTTGCTGCAATTTTAAACGCAGTGAGGGCTCCATGCAAAACGCTCCAGCCCAGCGAATCTCGCTTGTCCCTATCCTTCGGATGAATTGGCACATAAAATATGGGTATAATTTTTTTACTTTCACTCGGGAATCTGTCAAAGGTCCTATTTGCCCAAACGGGATCAAGAATGAAGTCGCCTACCCTATGCCGTATCAGCGGAGACACATCATCATTGCAGATAACCCAAATTGTCTCACAACCGGCCCAGGCGCACTCCACCACAGCGCGCTCGACAGCTGTGTAGCTTGGCGCAATCGGCATCATACAATCAGACCACTCGAATCCGAAATCCAATTCCTTACCAGCAACGGGAATAATCCCCGCCAAGTGAAAAGTTTTTTTATCGCGATTTTCCATAGAACTGCTCAACCAGCTTTGCCATGTAGGCTTTATCGTCTGATGTGTGAGAAATTAAATTTTCAGCATCGAGGTTCATAATTTTGACACTCTCAAATGGCGAAAGATATTCTAAACTTGAAAAACCCTTTAACTCCCTTTTTGTTGCTTCAACCTTAATTGCTAGGTGTCGCGACGACGAAGGATCTTTTGACTGGCGGCCGTTCTTTTTTCCGCGGATACCGTGTGTTCGCATTAAGTCCTCAATTTTAAATCTTGCGTATGTGTCGGAGTAATTAAAATCTTGGAGCTGGGCTTCGGATAAGTAAGATATGGCCACAAGATCCTTAAAGTCGTGATTTCCATCAATTCGACTGGAAGGGTAAAAATACACACATCTCACAAAGTCTGATTTCGTTTCTATCTTGTCAAAGGCATGCACTGTGCCAGACTTTACACTCATCCAGTCTAAGACCTCGTATTTTGCCTCTTGTTTTCGAGTAGGAAGCCCCTCAATATTGTCATCATGAAAAACCAGAAGCTCACCAAACTTAAACTTTACAAATCTCGAATATTCGGTCGAGACCCTAAGCGTGTTCTCATCTTCTATGCGAATTGTGCGCGCTTTGTCCGACAAGGGCAGAAGGCCAGAAAGAGAAAGCAAATAAATCAATCTAGCCCAAACTATTTGTTTCGAAATACCAGCTGGTTCGGTACCGTGCGGCACTCTAAGAACTTGTGTCTCTATGTTTGCTGCAATTTGGCCTGCTTTGGTTTCGACATCAAACGCTTCAAAAAAATGATATACTTTTGGATCTGTATATATAGCCGGTATGTTATTGATATATGCGTACAGCAATGCAGATAAGTCGTTTCCAATTATTAATTTATCGTATTCATATACGTGATTCTTCAATCGGCCTCCCGCTTAAGCCCCGATGCATTGTGGCCACCATATTGCCATGACGGATGCATCATATGATATTTTCTGTAGTAATGTTTCCAACCAATTGCATGGCCGATTTCATGTTCCACTACCCTCTCCGTGGTCGCATACATTCTGTGGATGTATATCTTTGCGGTCAATATCTCTCTTGTATCATTAACTATAAGAGTCCTGGTTAATGCCATATTCGGTCCCACAAAAGTGTTATCAGGCAAGCTGATTGTTATTTTTCCCGTAAGATCTTCAAGCATCAAACAGTCGACGTTATCATAAATCTTACCAAAATTATACCCCAATTTTTTCCAATAATTAAGGGATAATTGCACCCTGCTCTTTGTAACCGGTGCACTCTTGCAGATGTGCACCGTAGGAACAGTGTACCATTGACCATGCCTCTGTGGTGGGCCAATCTGAATCACCTCATATTCTTCTACTAATTCTGTTTCTTGAGCCTGCTCGTATATCTTAGCTGGGGTACACCCCACCAAAGAAAACAAAAGCAATATTATATACCGCAAATATTCACACCTCCATTACTTAAATAGTAATAAGATCAAATGCTTTATTAATTGCTCTCCTAAATTTATCAGAAATATCGTAGTCTTCTATCTGTTCTAGTCTTAAAAATTTATATTTATCGTGTTCTTCGCTTAATTTGATTGTCCCAACTGGCATTTTCGTAAAATAAAATGTCACTTTGCCTTCAACATACATTTTTGTTGGATTCTTAATAATCAGGCCAGTCTCTTCGTATGTCTCCCTGATAAGTCCATCTTCTGGATTTTCGCCAACAATTAGATGCCCGCCCGGGAGATCCCATTGGCCAAGGTATTTCTCGTTCATCGAGAGGCGGAGGATGAGGAAACGATTTGTCTTGCTTAAGATTACCACCTTCGAAACATAATCAGTGTCACTCATTCTTCGATCTAGACCTATATCCTAAAAAGCAAAGAGATGCTGATGCGAATGCCATAATGGTGAGGGTGTGGCTGCTCATAGCAATTCCAAGCATTATAAGCCCGATATTCAACCCTATGGCCACTAGACAAAGTTCTTTCACATAATTAACTAGTAAAACTACGTGTCAAGGCGCCCAATTATATGATTTTCTAAAATAACGTGGTATTTTTTACCATTGAAACCCACTTCCTCAATCATCGATCGATTGACTATAAAGGTTGATCCGATGATAAGGTTGCCAATTTGAGTACAGTCGCCGGCACTATCGAGTAGTCGCACAGCAGCATGATGATCAAGTGTAGGCTTGTAGTTTTCTGGTAATAAAATACCTAGGTCAGTCTCTTGCTGTTCAAGTTCGATTAACTCGATTAACAAGTGACGATTCATTGGTTTCAATCGCATTGTCAATAACTCCCTTATGTGTGTTATATTCGTTGTGTGTTAAAAATGTCCACTCTCTTTTGCTGCAATGCTTGCAAAAAAGACATATAGCAACATTATCGCCCAACTTTGCCTCAATGGTGCCAGTTGGTAGCCAAAAATGCTGCTTGGCGCCTTTACAGCGGCCTTTGCTCAAATAGTTGGGCAGCAAATGATTTAATTTCAAAGTACACCTCACAAAGTACAATTGTCCCCATCACAAAATTTAGTTCCGGCGCCTGCCTTATCTGTCTCAATTTTTGTAACTGGGGTGGTTTTACTGGCCATCTCTTCGTACCGCTCTTTGGTTATAGGCTCATACGGGGCCTGGACATAGCCAGTCTCCTCATATCTTAAAAACGAAACGGCCTTCAGACGACTTTCGTACATCTCCAATGCATGCTTAATTTGGGGGCCCTCTTCGGGCTTAAAAGAAACAGTGATCGACACAGAGTTATCGGCCCAGTAGTGCTGATATTGTGCTGCAATTTCTAATTGTTCCCACATGCTGATGTCTCTCTTTCCTTTGGAGAAGTAAGGCTCGTGAATTGGAAATTCTACGACAGAAGTATTCGGTGAATACTCGTCATCTTCTATATTGTAACCGCTTTCTTGCAGAGTGTCAAGTAAATCTGAATTTTTCGAAAATCTCACGCGCCTGATATAGTATTCATCTTCTGGAAAGTGTACGCCCGGTGTGGAGCCATTCAATAACGAAACTGTGCCAGAAGGCTTAATACTCGTTACGCGGACAGAGCGTGGTATACAGAGCCAATCAGAATACTCTTCGTCTAATTGCTGAACGTGGCTATATGCGTTGTCGCACCACTCAAACATTGTTCTGCGCCCGTGTTTGTTGAACGCTTGGATAACCCCAGACTGAGACAGTCCAATGCGACGATTTTTTAACATAATTGCATTTGTTTCGGGCCAGTGAGTATTGACAAGCGTCACAGTCTTCCCATACAGGTAAGCGATCTTTAGTGTTTTGATATAATCTTCATAGGTATCATGCTTGGCTGGGTATGTTTCTACCAAACAGCAAAGCTCTGCGTCCTCTAATTGCTGTTCAACGCATGGATTAAACCCCATGACATTTCGATCATCGTCGCGAGGGGCATCTTTAAATCTGCCGCGAGTTCTGGCGTTTTCAAGCCAGATATAGCCGGGCTCTCCATTCTTTTGACTTTGCTCTGCGTGCCAGGAATAATCCATTCCAACAACGGCCTCAAAGGAATTATTTGAGCCCCATCGATGATGCATAAGTTTTTCTTGATCGTTCTTCATTGTCAGGTACGGCTTATCGCTGTATCCACCAAGAGCCAGCGCAGCAGAGCGGCGAACGTTTCCT